GTTCTAGAATTTTTAAATAATTCCACATAGTCGAACGCTGACCTTTTAACAAATCAATTGGACATTTGGGTTCAAACTCTAGTTGTCCTTTTTCGTATTTATCAATCATCATATCTAACTTTTGGAATCGTTCTCTCAATTCGTAGTATTCTTTTTTAAATCTTTCTTTCCAATCTTCCACTTTTCTGTTCCTTTCTTCGATTCTGTGATTTATAGCAGTCTGTTCCTGCTAGTCAAGATGACGGATCACCTCCTATCCGTAATACTTCTCTCTAGCATAATCACGGTGCAAGAACGGATGCTGTTTGAGATAGTCTCTCATAGCTCCTTGCTGGATTCTAACCTTGCTCTTGTACTTGTCTATCAGCTCCTTATCACCCAACTTCTCGGCAACATGGAGCTTTTCCTTGTTGTTCCTGATAGACCGCTCTAAGGCCCTCTGCTTGGCTTCTGCATTTGCGTTCTCTATCGCTTGCTCTGGCGTTACATTCTTAACGTCTTCTCCAAGCTCTGGCAATTCGTTGATACCAGGAATAAACGGGGTTAAGATATGCCCACAGTTGATTCCTAAACACCCTCCAGGCGTTCCATATCCGTGGTCGTTAAGAGATAAGATAGTATACCCTTCTTCTTCACGAGCCGAGCCAGTGGTTACGATATGATGCTGTAATGGTGCGCAAGCTTCCCTTGCCGTAACCTTCTTCGAGTAGTAATAAGTATCGATTCCAAGCTCTTCAGCGGGCATAGTCCGCATTTCTCGATAGCTTCTTATGGCCGTAGTCTTTATGACAGTACGCGCATAATTATCTATTTTCCAGCGCTTACCACCTTTGTCTACAAAGCCCTTAAAGCCTGCGTCTTGCCACTTCATGACGGTTTCATTCAGCGCTTTGTCATGAGTAGATAGGCCTGTCACTACACGAGCCACAGAGTCTTGTATAATACCTCTGTATACTTCAGAAACAGCTTGTGGGAGTGTAGTATTAATCAGATTCTTAATATCTCCATGCGACTGGTTGAAATAACCAGATAGCAATTCTTGAACGTGTGAAGAATCCCCAAGTTCACCCTCTCCTAAGTCATCGATTAGATGTTGTTTGGTATCCTTGTAGATCCTAAAACCTTCACCCTCAATGACCTGTCTAAGCTGTTCTTCACCAATCTTAGAGTATTTAGCAATCGTCTTCAAATTCTGCTCGTTCAACAAATGCATCTGATTCAGTTTTTCCAACTGCCAGATATACGGATTATCAGCAAGCGAAGCCGTGCCACGCTCTAACAGCCTATCTATGACTTCGTCGAATAGGTCAAGAGTTAGTTTGTGATAAGTATCAGCAACTTGACCCGCTTCTAAAATTAGCTGTTCATCATCAAATTTAATCGGGTACTTATTAATCATCCCACACCCACTTTAAAAATTTTGATGACGACCCCGAAAATGCTCTGGATGGGCTCAGATACGGCATCAAAAATCTCAAAATATGTTTCATGGCTATTCTCCGTAAATATCTATGTCTGTTTTACTTCTAACGCTCCCTACGTCAGCCACAACCTCTTTTCTAACGGCCTCAGCCATTTTCTTTGCTTCTTCCTTGGAAAAACCTAGAGCCTTTTCTATAGCGTACTCACGGCTTACTAGACCGCTTGCTAGTGCTTTTGTGTAATACTCTAGCTGAGTATTCTTGTCAGTGAACACTCCATCATCAAGGCTGACTGTGACATTTTCAAGCGTTGGAATAGGCCCACTGTACAAGTCATATAGTGCGCCAAGCTCACAGATAGAAACCACAAGTTCCTTGATTGACTGCTCTACTAGGCTTACAATGCTGTTGCGCATTTGGTAAGTGTCCGAGTTCTCGCTGACCACTTCAGTAGCTGTCTTCATGCTCTTGCCGTCGAATGTAAACATTCCAGCGGATACACCTATCTGCATTTCGAACAGAGCCAATCCCTCATTAATGGCTTTAATGTAATCATCAGATCGGATAGGGGTTGTTAGGTCTGTTATACCAACAGGAGTATCTTTGCCACCGTCAATTTGCTCATATACGTTCTGCTCTGGGTCAAACTCACGCTTCACAAGGTCAATATCGCCATCCCTCGCAAAACCAACTCTAACGGTCTGGTCTGGTACAATCACACGTCGTTGCCCCATCTTAACTTCCCATCTAAACTCGTCATAGGTCGTGTTGATGAAATCAATCGTACTCTTTGCATTATCAAAGATAGACAGACCAAGAGGACTGTTAATATCTTTGTTGTTCATGCCAGGAGGTTTTAGGTAAGTAAACAAAGGCCGTGTCAGTTTCTCAAGAACAACCTCTTCTTCAAGGTCTTCATAGACTTCAGACAAAGGCACTCTGTCGCCAACTTTTTCTTTTTCGGTCGACCGATACAGTTCGTTAGTGATCACGTACTTTCCGTCCTTGTCCCACTCGTGGAATTCAATTAAAGTGTAGTAGATATTCTTCTTATCAATCGCCTTAATTGTTTTCGTCACGATTGCTGCAGACGATATATCCTGCGTGTTGGATTGCAACGGCAAGAATACAGGGGCCTGCACAAATGACACTTTCACGCTATCGCCCGACACATAAGGACGCATAGCAAGCCCCCCAAGAGCCAGGCATGACTCTAGGTAGCGCTCAAAGTTCTTATTGAATCGGTCATTCTTCAGCGTCGTTTGAATAAAATCATTCGCTGTTGTATCATCCACGGTTATTTCTGCCTGCTCGTTAAATACAAGGCTTGCAATCTTCTTTGATGCCGTGCGTGCAATCGGCAAATGATTCATGCTACGTTTTTTCTTCTCGTGGTTTGAATTGAAATACTCAATTTCTGGCCATTTACTCTGATAATAAATCAGATTGCGAGAAATCCTGTTGTATTCTTCCTGCGTTACTGCAATTTTAGGATGCTCTGTGATATTGCCTAATGATTGGCCTGTCATTGCGTATGTACTCCTTTTAAAAATATTCTTAATTCTCTGTATGATACCCATTTCAAAGCCTTTCTTAAGCTTTCAACCCAAGCAATTGAAGGTTATCCACAATCATATACTGAAACGCGTCGCAAGTGTGGTCGTCTTCCTTAACGACTTTAGGGTCATCATTCATGATTGATTTCTCTTCCCATTGATACCGCTTATGTTCTTCAATAAAATATCTCAGGTTGTTTTCGGTCGGTAAATAATAAAAACGCCCATCAGCTAATAAGGATTGGACGTATTCAGTCATAACTATCTTTTTCTTCTTCGCTACTGGATGCCAGCGGATACCGAAGTCTTCTAAATATTGATTTCTCAATGCCCCCTCCGCACTATCGATTGTCATCTCCACAACAGGCACATTGACAAATAGCTTCGTCTGCCTTGTGACAAACTCATGCAGCTCTTTTGACAACACGCTAGGTGCTTTCTTGTGCGTCTTACCAGCAGGGCTGTAGTAGTAGTTATCCACAAGATACAGCTTGCGCTTGTTAGTAACTACGGCATGCAAGCAAGTAGTCGCTGATTGCTGGTGTCCTGTATCTGCTGCAAACAACTGGCCAATAACACGCTCGTTATCTGGTATCTTATCCACTCTATGAAATAAATCCATATTGTAAACGTTAGTGCCAAGCCCTACAGGTTCACCCAGATAAATATAGCGGTAGTAGTCATAGTCATTCTTTTTTATCCGCTCTATATCTGCCAGCATTTGGTCGGTAACAAAGCCAAGCTCGTCATCTAGATAGCTTGACTTGTGTAGCAGATAGTCTTCTCGCTCTTTCAGACTATCCCACCATTCATTAATCCAAGAGTATGGATTGCGAGGCGGGTTATACGACCAAAAAAACTTAACGAATGGGACATCAGGGTGTTTCTGACGCATGAACGTCACGTTGGTCTGATCAAAGTCTTCTTGATTAGAAAATTCTGCAGCTTCCTCATACCAGACAAAGATAATATTTCCAATGTCGTTTGATTTCAACTTCTGGAAGTCGTCCTGACCGTAGAAATAGAACGTCGAGCCTGTAACCTTATCTTGTATTTTAAATGGCGATACAGTTGCTTTAAATCGACCTGAGAGGCCGAATAAATTCAATGCCCACTGGATCTTCAAATAAACGCTATCACGGATTGTATTTCCGACTTTGCGAATAACCACAGCATTTGCTTTTTTGTTTTTCTTCAAAAACTTAGCCATGCCGTATACCATATTTAAAGCAATTACTGAGGATTTAAACGAGTTACGACCGCCAGCAAGAACATTGTAAGGCAACTTAGACACCCAGACAGGCTTGAAATGCGGATTCACATTCTTCTGGATGTCAATCGTCATCTTCTGCCCACCTGTCTATAATCGTGATGTTAGTCTCGGCCATATTACCAGTCTCTAACTGAGCTTTCAATTTCTCTATTTCAAGCTCCATCTTCTCGCCTTGCTTAGCAGTTGGATAGCGTTTCAAGATTTCTTGTATAGCCTTGATAACCGTTGCATTATCAGCTTTTTTCGTCAGCCTATCAACTTCACCAGTTACAGGATTCATCATCAAGACTTCTTCATCTCGCTTGCCTCTTGCTATGTCCGACAAGATGCTCAAAGCCTCTCTAGCGCTCATGATGTTCTTATCATGCATTTTGTCCATCTCAGCTTGGATAAAGGACTTGACGCTCTCATTTTCCAATAATTTTGTAACATTTCCTCTGGCATAAGCTTCGCTATATCCAGCCAATGTTGCCGACTGATAAGCATTGCCAGTTCTCAGATACTCGCTTGCGAATATCTTTTGTCGTTGATTCAACCCAATATCCATCACCACCTTTCAGACAAAATAAAAAGTCGCACGAGCGACCAAATGGGAATTTCTGGAATCGAACCAGGAGAGGCAAAGATTTTTTTGAAAAAGGTTGTTTGCGAGGTAACCATGAAACACGAACATGAACATTAAAAAATACATAAGGAGACTTAAGACCTCTTAACCATTATTCCCAAAATGCGCCCTAACCGCATAGGCGCGATACTGTACGAACTTCTAATTTTTATTGTTTGCGGTTATGTAAGAGAGAGCCTGAAATCGCATCAGGTTAAAATCTACTATTCTCTCCCCGGAAGTTTAAAGGAATTAGAACATCAAAGACCTCTTGCCAAATCTTTGATACTACCATTTTATCACTATTTCAGCCTAACAATTCCCGCATTTTTACCGCAAAATTACCGCATTTTTACCGCAAAATTACCGCTTTTCACAAACCAACACTGCATTTCGGTATTGCCAAGCGAAGGCCAGCAATGCTCCTTCTAACAATTCTTGATAGCGCGTCTTCTCAATTCCTAATTCTGTGTAGATGACGTATGCAGAGTCAGGAACGTTTTTGAGAAAGCGAGAATACAGGATAAACCGATAAGTCGGATTAAATAGCCTTGAAATAGCTTGTTCTATCTCTTCCAGCTCAGCAAGTGCGTCTACTCGTCTAATTGCTAGATTCTCGACTGGTCTGTTTGGCCCAGCTCCACCTCGTATCTCAAATGTAAATTCCTGTGTTACTTTCTGCGTTGCATCATCGCAAGCGATCTCTCGCCATTTTGGGTATTCTCTTAATTTAGCCTTTGCCTTTCTGATTGTTTTCTTTTCGTTAATTTCTGGCAAAAGCGGAATCACTCTTTCTTCAGACATTCGATCTCCTCATCACATCGTTTAACCTGCTTCTTCAGCCAGTCTCTACGCTTTGAAGCTACTTGTAAACCAAAACTCTTTCGCACGATTGCCATGTGTTCTGGCTCTAGGTCTCTCAAATAGCATTGCTTCGCATGCTCTAGCTGTGCTATCTTATCCTCCAACATTGTTTCTTTCCGCCACTTCCTTCAAATTTTTAGCAATTTGTTCGTCGATTGTCTTATTGAGCTTATTCACTTGCTCAGTGATTTCAGCGTTTTGTCTTTCTAACCTAAAGACCTTGTCATTTAGATTTTGGTTCGCTTCAAACTGTTTGTAAAATCCAAAACAGACTACGCTTACGAATACGCACATGACAAAGTAAGTAAACTTATTTAAAAATTTATCTGAGTTCATTTTAATTTTCCTTTCGTTTTAAATAATCGGGAATCTCATCACCTACCGATATTGATTCGTACTGCTCTTCGTTAACCAGATACTTACCATAATGCCTGACTGTGACGTGATACCTACCGTCGACTTCTTCCTTGTGTGTTACTACAGGCTTATTAAATGCTGCCCCTGCATAAAATGACACTACGCAGGAAGCCAAGAAAAATATTAGTTTAAGCTCGGTCATGGTCGTCCTCCAAAAGTTCGGGGTTTTGATATACATTTCCGATGATTTCGATACTATTTTTCATAAACTCTTTTGCTTCTTCAAATCCTTCAGTATCTACTGTGTCACTCAAAAAATTCTCTTTTCCTTTTTCATTGACCATATAAAAACCTAATGTCTGATGATTACGTAGGACTCCTAACGTGTGTCCATCCGTTATGATATCCTCCTCAAAAATCTCTTGCCCGTTCTTGTCCTTGAGTCCTGTTGATTGCATGAGAATGATATTTTCATCTCTTGGATGTAATTCGATTTCTTGATTGCGATTTCTGTAAATCTCAGCCATGCCATTCATTGTTTTTGTTTCTTTGTCCCATGCCCTATATTTTGGAATCATCTTCCAACTCCTCAATCAACCAATCCAGATTCTTTCTGGCTTTTTTTAAATCTTCCAGCCCATTCTTGCTTTGAAATCGCAATAGATACTTAATTGCATTACCCCAATAAAAGCCTTGCACGGCTGTTAAATTACCTGCAAAGTTACGGACGACCTCAATCGCTTCAAGTCCGAACTTACCCTTGTAATGATTCGGGTTATTGACTTTGTCTTCTTCGAATGGATTGTTCAATTTTGGCCAATTAGCAGCATTGATTCCTCCCACATTGATTTTGCTTAAATCCATTTCAGTTGTTGATTTCACTTCAAATCCTCCCATTTTACAAGCCCAGAAATTCTACATCTACCATCAAGCCTATTTGCTAATGTATCTCGTAGATAAATCCCGTGTGTTGTTTCGATTGTATTTCCGTAAATGTGTTTAATTTGTACGATTTTAAAAAACTCACTGCTTTTCAAAACCTTAACGTAATCTCCGACTTTGTACATTTCAAATCCCCCACGATTTCTCCAAATGCATCTCACGCTTGAGCTTGCGTTTTAATTTTCTCAATCGCTCTTCTTCAGTCGTACTCTTCACGTTATCAGCTTTTAATAAATATTCCTGACCAACTTCAACGTCCCTGTCTCTTTTAGCCGAGTCTAGTTTCTCTCTCAAACACGTTTCAAAGAAGTCTTTATCAAAGACAGGCGCTAGCTTAATCATTGTACCGACGGGAGGTAATCGCCCCCATTTCTTGTCAATACGAAGTCTTGAACCTATATAGCTTACCTCTTTTTCGCTTGAGATAAACGTGCGCAGAAATTCAAATACATTCTTGTAATTGCTCTGCTTCTCTTCGATGATTGAGTAGAAGCGGTTTATGTTGTTCATGTTTTAAAAATCACCTCTTTTTTTAAGTGCAACCGTGCAACCGATAAAAAACAAAAAATAAAAAATAATTTTTAAGAATCCTTATTTAATAGGCTTTCTCTATTATTACTATTATTATTTATACTTTTTTTAAAAATAACGGTTGCATCGGTTGCATTATATAAAAATACTCTAAAAAAACCAGTAATACCAAGGGTTTAAGGGTGCAACCGATCTTTCATTTTATCGGTTGCATATCGGTTGCATGCAACCGATCTTTTTAAAAAGTGCAACCGATGCAACCGATAGATTTTAAAATGCAACCGAACTATTTTTTGACAATCCGTTTAAAACCTTTTGTGTTTTTTCCGCCAATTCTATACTGACCTTTTTCCCAATCGGGATGATTATCCATAATCATATTTATCTTTGTTGATAATTTTTTATCGTTTGAATTTCTCATAAATAAGTTATACATAATCTCACGGGTAGATACTTTCGTAAGTTTTGTAGAACCTTCTTCAAAGTCGCTACTGTTATCAAAATACTTACTCGTGTACTGATGTTGCTGTTGGATAGACCAATTCTGCCAATTCTCAGGTACAGGCATATCCAGATACTCAAGAACTTGTAATTCAACTTCATCACGATACATGAATCGCTCACGATATACATTTAATTCATCTTCGGTTTCTTCATCAAACATCAAATCAACACCAGATTTATAGATTGTTACAGCCTCGCCCCAAATCTGCTCGATTGTTTCGGGTTCGATTTCCATTGGGTGCTTGACTTGTGCGCTTGTGTTTGCCATCACAGGCAAGAACCTGCGCTCCCCTGTTTTATCCTTGAGATATTCTTTTTGATTCGTTGTCCTAGCCAAGATAAAGTTCTTAGCAAATTCTTCCGTCCGCTTCATGTACGGCTTACGATATCGAAGACTCGTCTTTGAGATGAAAGCTTTTGTTTCAGCGAACGACATGCGATTACTTGCGACCATTTCATCGTCGTTTACAATCAAAGATTTTAACATGATGTCGTAATTATCTTTGTTTGCGAAATCAGTAACCGAATCAGTGTACCAATCGCCACCTAACTTTTGTAAGAGAGAGGTCTTCCCAACACCTTGCCCACCAACTAAATCAAGAACGTAGTCAAACTTAACGTATGGATCATAGACCTTTGCGACTGCTCCGACCAACCACATTTGAGCTATTTTTGAGACGAGAGGGATATCATCTGCCCCAAGATATACTTGTAACATGCGATTAATACGCTGTCTGCCGTCCCACTTTTCTTGTGCCCGCTCCATGTATTCAATAACTGGATTGTATGACCTTTCAGAGAAGAAGGTTTCCATACCATCCAGCATCGCTTGGCTTGAATAAGCAACGCCAAGGACGCTTTCAAAATAGACCTTAACAACCGAATCAAAATTAGAAGGTAGCTCGCCTTTTTTTAAAACGGTATTCCCTATTTTTATATCCTTTAACAATTCATGTTCTTGTGAGAAGTCATTATGTTTTAGATAAATACTGAGCTGATCATCTGCCTTAAATGATACGAGCACATTCAAGGGACTGCTTGACTTGATTGCTCCTTTATCCGTCAGGATCATTTTATCTTGTGAATTAATACTTACTACATCACCAATTACTCTCACCTCCTATCTTTTTTAATCATACTTTCAACTGTTCGCATTAGTTCTTTTTCAGGCAACGGATTCTGACTGTTCGCATTTGCTAGTTGTGCAAGCTTAATAACGACTTCATCATCTACTGCTCGATATAATAGACCACCTACGAAGCTTGCGAGCTTGTCATTTCGTCCGCCCTCATCACCAAAACCAAGAGCAATGGTCTCGAAGAGGTCGGTTGTCTGTGTTCTATCTCGTTGATAAGAACGCCTAGCCAAATTTCTGAGTCCATCTGTTCCATCGTACTTATAGCCGTAAGTTTCACCGTATTGTTTTTTGATAGCTCGGATTAAATCTCTGGAAGGGGTGACGATTGTACCGCCTTCCTTTGATTTTTCTAAATCCCATTCATATTGGCCTTTGTCTGTAGCGGACGGAGCTACTAACACGTAATTATTCTCGTGCGCCTTAATATCGACACCAGCCAAGAAACCAATCATCTGTGTGATGGGTTCATCATCTCTCTTAAAATAGAAGAGATGCTTCCCGCCACTTGCGGTCTTAGCTTGTAAGGTCGGTTCAATTAAATCTAGGTGTTTCCATTTTTTAAGAGATTCAAAACCGTTTGATTTACCATGCTTATCAATATCAATAACAAAGAAATTCGTTGTTCTTAGGGCAATGTTGGCGTTAGGGAAGCCGTCCCAAAAGTTCTCAATTTCGCTTGCAGACATCGGAGGTTTATCAGCGAAGTCAATCAATGGCATTTTATTTTTCGGATTGATTGGGATGACCGAGAAACCTAACTTTTGATACTGCAAGGCATATTCTTTCATTGACGGCATGTCTTAACTCCTTATTTCTTAGAAAGGTAGACCATCATCGCTGATATCTTCTGGATTCACAGGTTGTAATTCGTCTTCTTCAAGATCATAACTACGGAATTCACGACCGTCTTTCCCTTGCTTTACCTCGATAATAAGATTAAAGTAAGATCCAACTGCTTTACGTTTCAACGCTTCTTCTATACTCTTACCATCTTCAAAATCATCAGCATAAACATCATCACCAGCAAGCACAATGGCTTTTTGGAAGAATTTAACAGTACGTTGTAACGCCCAATCCAATTTCTTGCCGTTCCATTCATCCAACGTTCCAAAACTAGCGAACTCAGAGCGTCCAATATAATCACCACCACGGATTTCAAATTGATATTGGATACTTTCCCAACCGCTTTCTGCGATGTTGAATGCTGCTTGCTTTAGAACAACTGGATAAGTACCAGCAGGGATTGGCGCAGGGCCGTTAGCGCTGTCTTTACGTGGATCAAATCCTTCTTTTTTAATTGATTTTGCGATATCTAATAAACTCATTTGTATTCTCCTTTTTTAAATTAAAATAGTTCTTTATCAGAAGTTTTTTCTACCTTGGTTGCTTCTATCTTTTTTTCTGTCTTAGCAAGTTCATCTTCCATTCTTGATGCAGGTTTAACTTTTGCTGGTTCAACTGCCCCACGGATTGTCATTAATATCTTTAGGATAGCCTTATCATCTACCTGATCGGTATAGTAAGTCTTCCGCTTACGGTCAACAATACGGTTGTAGTTATTACCAAGCTTCTCAGTATGAATCATCAGGTCTGAGTTACCGTTGATAAGATTTACATATTTATCTTTCAGACTTGGTTTATCCTTGGTTGCATTACCGTTGTCATCATATTCAGAAATCTGGCGGCTGATATAGATAACATTCATTGGTAAGGCTTTTAAGTCAATAACTAATTCCGTGATGGCTTGGTTGAAGAAATCATACCCTTTGCCGTAAGGGATTTCTGACAAGGATTTCAGCCGTGGTTTTCCAGTTGGCGTCAGTTCGTCGCAGACTGCAATCTTAATCATTTCAATTACATCATCGATAACATCAATAACAACCGTTTCATACGAGTGCTTCTGCGTCTGCAAGGCCAATAGGATTTCTCCTAATTGTTTGATAACGGAATTTGTAATCCGTCCAGATTGATCCTTCTCATTTACAAGTTGGATACTTGGTACGCTGTTCGCTTCTGCGTTCCCGTCTGTATTTAATACAATCGGGTTTGGAAATTCATTCGCTAGATAAGATTTCCCACTCATGGTCTCACCGTAAATGAAATAATTCCGTGGTGTATCTTTTGGTACTTGCGGTTTGTTTTCTGGTAATTTGAACAAAATTTATTCTCCTTTATGTATAATAAAATTCAATTACATTTACATCGTGTTGCTGACGGCTTCCTGTTATTCGCCATAACAATTGTCGGTAGTCGTCGTACTCTCCAGAATCTTTATCAACTGGATCAAGAACAACAATCGTTTGGTACTTGTGCTGCAGACCATCAACACCAACTCCTAAGACTTGGCTGGTAGCCACAACAATTTTTTTGTCAGTATCTTCTTTTACATCTCCAGTCCAGATACCAATTTCTGGATGGCGTTCTTTGATAACATTGACAATCTGTTTAGACTTGCTGACAATTAGCATGTCATGTGGTGCTCGTTCAATCAGTCCATCTAGCTGTAACAACATTGGTGTATCAGCATTGATTGGTTTAAGTTTTGGAAAATCAACATCAACACCTGTCTGGTTTAGGTAACGCTCAAAGGTTATTCTTCCAAATGACTGTTTAGCCATTGCTGTATTATCTCTAATAGTGACTAAGTTTAACTTTCTAAACTCAGCAAGTTTATCAGGATTTCCAGATTCGATTTTCACAGGGTAAAACTTGATTTCGAAACCGTTGTTCTCAACTGCGTTCTCAATCTCTTCAATCTCTTCCCAGCGGAAGAAGTTAGGTAGATTAGAAATATAGTTTTCATAATCCCTGAAGTCTTCCCATTTCTCCTTAGAGTAACTAAATGGATCATAAACCATTCTTCCATGAGTCTTTAGCCAATCAAACTTATTGTTTGGTGTTGCCCAACCGAAGATGGTTTTTTCTAACGGGTAGAAATTCTGCCCTCGTTTCCTGATTGGAGTTGCTGAAAGACCTATCGTGTATTTCCGCTTTATTTTGCGATACAAAGCCACTTGTTTATCCGATGACATATTCTGCCACTCATCTACGATCAACACGTCACAAGCTAATTCATGACCTTTCTTGACTTGATTTTGAAGATATCTGTCAGTTTGAATGATAATTTCAACATCTTTATCAAACTTCATAAACTTGACTGCATCTATCCAACCATTTAGAATGGATAGCCGATTGTTTGTGATGATGATCTTCTTGGCTTTTTTATGCTTAGCAATTGCTAAGGCACAGATAGTTTTACCTCGACCCCCAAGGGCCTCTAGAAAAATTCCATTTGACAAGCGGTCGCTTCTTTTAACTGCTTCAGCTTGCCACTTTCTTAGCGTTATTGTGATACTCGCTCACCACCTTTCCAATGTCTTGGATAACCTCTTCAATATCATTTCTAAGAGCGTAGAACAAACCAAGCCTTGCCGACGCTCGAATGTCTTGGTGGTGTGTCTTCTCGAATTTCCATAACCCCAGAACTTTTAGTAGCTCATCTGGAATATCTGATTTATAACCAGCATTGAATTGAAGCACAGCTTCTGGATAACAGAGTTGTATGTATGCAATAGTTTCTAACACACTGTTATCTTTTGACTTGTCATTATCTCTTGCTCTATATTCTTCTACAACAACAATATCTGGTTTAAGTGTTGAACCTACATTGTCAAACCACTGTCTAAATCCATTGACTCCATACGACACAGCCCAACTATCAACCAATCTTGAATTATCAAGTAAGACAATACCTGTTGTAGAAGTTTCAATCCTGTTTGACGCAGGATCAATCGCCATTATTTTCATTGACCACCTCCGTCAGCGTAGAACTTGTGTCAAACCGAAATCTGTTCTGTTTCTTTTTTTCTTCAATCAATTCATCAACAAGTCTTTTAGGGATAGCGTATTCATAACGTTTTAAAACTTCACTAATCGCCAGGATAATTTCATCTTCTAGAATCTCTGTGAACTTACTTGTGTAGATTTGGATTGAATCCGCTGTATAATCACCAACCCTATCATGGTAATCTGGTGCGTAGATCAATTTTGATTTTGAATTAACGTAAAATCTCATACCTCTTCATCATCTCCTATATAAAACCAATGCCCTCCCCTAAAAATCCATAGGTCAGGGTCTCGCTCTTCTTGTTCCATAGGTGGCTCAAGATTGTTTTCAATCATTTAGTTACCTCTTTATGTTTCAACATCCCCTGCAACCAAAGGATCTCGTGCTTGTTCTTTCTAATAATCGCTTCTAAATCCGATTTCTCACGCTCTAACTGTTCGATTCTGTCCAACAGTTTGGCTTCTCTAGTCTTCGGATTGTACGGATTGCGCTCGAATATTACCATGAAACGGTACCTCGATTCCTTCTGTGCTGAAATTCTTCTTGTGCAAGTAGTAAGCATACTCTGCTTCTTGTCTTGCTATCTGCTGCGCTCTGTACTCTGCTTCACGCATGAGCAACTCTCTATTTTGAGCTTCTAGCTCTCTATTTCTTTTCTCGATACGTCTGCGCTCGATTTCTTCTTTGATTGAGGAAATCAACATGATTAGAGCTAGTGACGCAAGCCATAGCGTAGCTCCTGCGATTTGGCTGATGATTGGTGGTTCAGTCATTTGTCTCCTCCAGTTTTTCTAGCTTCTCTACAAATTCAACGTAGGCTTCATAATGTTTACCAGAGACCTCACTGTCTTGATATGCTTTGTTTATCAGCTTTTGACCCGTTCCGTAGAAGCAACCAACGCGCCACATTTTGTTTGATTTTGTATAAGTAAAATATCTTCCGCTTGACCAATGGTTTTTAAAGACGATGTAGTCTGCGTCACCAGAGACCCTAGCGTCACCAGAGACCCAAGCGTTACCAGAGACCCAAGCGTTGCCAGAGACCCAAGCGTTACCAGAGACCCAAGCGTCACCAGAGACCCAAGCGTTACCAGAGACCCAAGCGTTACCAGAGACACTGAGGTTGTCTTCTTTCTCGATATAACCGCCTAAGTCCCCTTCTTCAACACTTCCAAAACTGATTAAGGCCTTGATTCTAAATAGTTTGATTCCAAAGATGGTAATCGTGTCATCTAGCAATAATTCAAATTTTTTGTTCATTTTGTTTTCTCCTTTGGTTCGTATTGCATTTTATTCTCCCTCGTGTTATACTTGAAATATAATTTGTTTTAGAAGCCCAGTCGCTTCATCATTGCCTTGTCCGACTCCATTTCGGCAAGGCTTATTTTTTTAGATCGATAGCGGTTTAGTTGCTTCCATCTCCAGAATTTGCGGAAGCCCTCATAATCGATAAACACTAACTTGTGTGTTGGGTTAAACACATATTGTTCAAACTCTGGATTCTCTCGCATTTCCTTTGCGAATTGCTTTGCTGTGCTAGGAGTCAAACCCTCCCACCGCTGACATAGATGCTCATAGTCTCCGCCAGTCGCTATCTCATTGATTCCAACTGGTCTATAAACTAATTCAGCTTTTGGCATGGATTTACCTCTCTTTCTGTGATATAATTTAGTTAGTTGTTTTTCTAAGCGCCCGACTTCTGTTGGGTGCTTTTTGCTATAATTGACTTATCCTAACGAAAGGAGGATAAGTAATGACTACTTGTCATATTGTTGTAGAAGGTCGGACCGTGAACACAGTATCACTCCCAGAGATTCCATCCCCTGGTAGTATCGTGGCTGTAAATCCTGACCCGAAAACTAATCGTTATTTGATTACACTCATTGAGTATGTTAGTGGCTACGCCGAGCCAAATTTACATGCTAAAGAGTTTGTTAATCAAGACCACGCTGTCAATCACATCGACGGTTACAGGAATGTTAGATAATTCAACTGTTTTAACCCAATAATTATCTAAATATTTTTTTGATAGATACACTGCTTTTTCAGCAAGTAACAAGTGAGAGATAATTGTTTCTAGTTCTTCGTTTTCACGTTCCACTAATTCTTTATCTACTATTGTTTTTCTGATAAGCAGTGTCTCTTTTTCTTCTGCGACAACCTGACCTACAATCTCCCCAGAGATTTCAAGGAATTTTCCAACCAGGTTGTCCTTCATTTGCACTTCTTTTACTGCCATCATCTCATCTACATCAATAACATCTGGTGTAAATGTGACGGTGGCTTTTGGTTTTTTGTCTGCTGACATTTCTAACTTAAAATCAGTTACTCCTCTGCCGAGCTCCCAGTCATTTACCTTTATTGAGTAGCCAGATGAGTTAAGACATTGGCCGTCACTAGGTTCGTATTTAGGTTTGATACTTAGTTTTAACTGTTTCATAACTTTTCCTTTCTAAATTTGGTATAATAGAGATAATGAAGTTTGTGGAGTGTAATTATGACTGAAAAAATTTGTTTTATTGTTACTGCTATAGGAGAATCTGGAACACCTACCAGAGAGCGTGCTGACAATGTATATAAGTATCTTATCGCCCCAGTTTGTGAGGAACTAGGTTATAAACCTGTTCGTGTTGATCACGTTAATGCGGTAGATAACATCAACGCTACAATTATCAATTACCTTAAAACTGCTCCTATGGTTATAGCAGATATGACAGACCATAATCCCAACGCATTCTACGAGTTAGGTTTCAGACAGGCGCTTGAACTGCCTCTTGTCCCAATCATAAAAGTAGGAGAAAGACTTCCTTTTGATGTTATGACGACTCGTACCGTTTTCTATGATACAGATGTATCGAAAATTGAAGAATCTAAAGAAAATTTGAAATCTAAAATTCAAAGTTTCAAAAACTTCAAAATGCCTGAAAGCAGCCTAGATAAAAGCCTTACATTAGATGATCTTAACGACAATCTAAACAAAAAGTTAAATAAAATATTAAATCTATTAGAGAAGAATCAATCTTACTCTTCTTTCGCACCAATCCGAGATATAAATGTAAAACCGCTTATATCCGAACATCAGTCAATTATCCAGCAAATCCAAGATAAAACTAATCAATTTCAGAGGAATCCATTATTCCCCGGAGATAAGAAATAGCTAGCTCTTGTTGACTTTGCAGTTCTCCAATCTCAGCAACTTTTTCATTTATAAGTCTAACGGTCCTCAATACTTCATTGAGGGCTGTTCTTTCTAGTTCATTCATATTTCCCTCCTGCTCTTCAAGTTTTCGTAAAAAGCAATACGATATAATCTGCGTTCAAGATATAGCTTTTCCCTTTTTCAGTGACCTTCACTAAGTTCTGATTAGGGAAGAACCTTTTAATTCGCTCGGGTACATCATGGATATGACATTCACCGAAATTGATTTCAGAATCTATAGTAGTGACCCCTTCAACTTTCACTCGTGTTTCTCCTTTTTATATGATTTTAAATCATATGAATTTCAAAAAAATTAAGCACCTAATAGGTCGCTAGCTGTTGTGTTTAAGACTTTGCAAAGTTTCAAAAGATGTTCGCCTCTAATAGCTGTGATATCTTTCTCCCACGCTACGATGGTTTGAGTAGTTACCCCAACCGCTTTCGCTAAATCACTTTGCCTCATCTTATTGTGTTTTGCTCGCAATTCTGCGATGGTCACTTTTGGCTCTCCCATTCGGAATCTCCTTTCTATATGATTTTAAATCATTTTTGTGATTTATGGATTAAGTATATCATGATTTAAAATCATAGTCAATAGTTTTTTTGATTTTTTTTCATATTTTTTTAATTTTATCTTTATTTCTCTTGATTTTAAATCATTTATACTATATAATGTAATTGTAAAAATGAGGAGCGAAATAATCATGGTTAAAAAGGAAACACACCCAGAAATTGGGGAAAGAATCAGGAATCTTCGTGAACTGAAAAACATAGATCAAATGTCGTTAGCAGAAATGCTTGGATATAAATCTCAAAGCACTATTTCCAAATGGGAAAGCGGGACGAACTTGCCGACTGGTAAGAAATTAATGGAGTTGGCTAAAATTTTAGGTGTGTCAACTAACGAGATTTTAGGCATGAGTGATGAGCCATATACCGAAACTGACTTACGTAAAATGGCGGAAAACGCAAAAACATTCGATGGGAAACCGCTGAATGAAGAGGATATCCAAGCAATCCAAAATATTATTGAAATATATCTTAAGGGAAGATTATGACTATAGAAGAAATTTGCGACAAGCACGGTGTCCAGATTGCTTATTTTGATAAAGAATTATGGCATAGACACGGTGTTTATATCGATGAAATAAAAATAGTATTTGTTAACAAGGCTTTATCAGGAGAGGCTCAAAAACGGGTTGTGCTGCACGAATTAGGGCACTTAAACCATTCTGGTACAGAATATGCCATCAACCCGACAAAATGTGAAAATGAAGCGAACAGGAGCATGATACACGCTTTGTTGGAGGAGGAGCTAAAAAATATAGAAAAAGAAGATTTCAATTATTTAAGTTTTATGGAACGGCACAAATTAAAAACGACCACAGACGAGCTGATGGTCATTGATGAATTTTATAGATTAGTGGGATAAAAAGGAGATTTATAATGAAAAAGATTACACTGGTCAGTATTGCTACGCTAGCGCTATTTTTAGGAGGATGCGCACAGCAAGAAGCAGAAAGCAAGCCGAGTCAAGAGCAAAGTACAGAACAAGTATCGTCATCAAGCGAGACATCCACTTCTTCTACTTCGACTACTGACGTTTTGAAAGGGCGTTCTGCTTATGATGTTTTTGTGGAAAACTTTAAGGCATGGGTGCATGATGTTGATTCCACTGCGACTGTCACTTCGACTGAAAAAGATATAGCTATCACTCTTGCGGTAACTCTGACTGATGAGCAGATCCAAAAATCACAACCTATGGTAGATGGTATGCTTAAAGTCAAACAATCGGGAGAGGAAGAACTTAGAAAGTACGATCCTAACTTCAAAGCTCCAAACCTTATTGTTTTAGATGCCAGTGCGAAAGTTATTGCGCAAGAGAAGGACGGCAAAATGGTTTTAGACAAATAAAAAAATCCCCACACTCTCCATCGCCAAACTTTGAGTGTGAGGAAATCCATGTATAGTAAACGGCATTAAAAAGCCCTTTTTACTATACCCATTTTATCAAAATATAGGAGAAAATACAATGTGGGTAGAACAATTACCGAACGGGAAATATAAATATTTCGAAAGATACAAAGATCCGTATACCGAGAAATGGAAGAGGGTATCTGTCACTCTTGAATCTGGTTCTAACCGTGCGAAGAAAGAAGCTCAGAAATTACTTGATGAGAAGATAGGGAAGAAAGAAATCAATGTATTACAGAGCGATATAACGTTTGGTGAGTTGTACGCTCAATGGTTTGAACGATACAAAAAGAAGAATAAACGCTCAAGTTGGATAAAAGTCCCTCCTATGATGTCTCATATCTACAAAATCATATCTTCAGACATATTAGTAAGGAATATTGATGAGGCTCTTGTCCGACAAATCGTAGATGAAATGTACACCTTCGGGGATTATTCCCTTAATTATACTAAGCAAACAAGAACCGTGTTATCTATGATACTTAATCATGCAGTGGAGCTAAAAATAATAAGCAATAACCCTGTCGCAAGTGTTCGATTAGAGCCAAAAAAGGTTGAAGAGGAAAAGAAAAAACGTCTAATCGAAGATAAGTATTTGGAGAAAGAAGAGATAGATTCACTTATAAAACACCTCTATTCAAAACCTCGGAAGATTATGCACGCCAGAATTTGTGAGTTTCTCAGCCTGACTGGTTTGAGGTATGGAGAGTTACAAGCTTTGTTAAAAAAAGATTATTCTGACGGAGCAATACGAGTAAACGGGACTTTGGATTATACCAGCGTGAGGCTTGAAGATGCAGAAATCACAACTCCCAAGAACTTCTATTCAAACAGAATCGTTTCTTTGCCTCAACGAGCTATAGAAATTTTAGATGAAGTTATTATGGAGAATCAATTTTTAATCCCAGATTATGGAGAAGACGATTATGTTTTTATTTTCAACAAAAAGAAAAAAACACCTCTTGGAATTCATTCGATCAATGCGACGCTGCACGAAGCAGAAGCAGAACTCGATATTCAAAAGAAATTGACAAGCCATATATTCAGGCACAGCCACGTTTCTCTTCTATCCGAAAGGAATATCCCTTTAAAGGCAATTATGGAACGGGTAGGTCACGGAGACGCAAAGACTACAATTTCTATTTACAATCATGTTACTAAAAAGAGTAAAGATGATGTGTTATCCGCTTTAAACAATCTATAACTCTTTGCCCCTTTCTTGCCCCTTTTGATTTTATATAATGACAAAAAATAAGAAAAACCCTTGATATATAAAGGGTTTATATTTTATTCTACATCATTCCACCCATCATGCTTGGATCCATGGCTGGTGCTGGGTTAGCTGGCTCTGGCTGATTCGCTACTACTGCTTCGGTAGTCAAGATCAGGCTAGCAACAGA